ATTGAAGAGTTACTGCCACACTGCTGGAAACCTAAATCGAATTAAAAATTGGTATGGGATTCAGCGGACGCTTACAATCACAATAAAAAAGAATAAGCTTAAATTTTTCATAATATCCCCTATGTATTAAGGGCAGCACTTTACATTAATTTTCAATCTTATCTAAAGCCTAGGGAGAGTGGATTTGTAAAGTTATGTTTTACTATTTTAAGTCTTTTTAAAATTGACCCTATCTAGCTAGGTGAAACTTCCACTTATCAAAAAACCGCCCTAAAGGCGGTTCTTAGCTTACTAACTTACTGACATACAAGATAAATAAAAGTAGAAATAATTATTACGGCTAGGATGGAGACAAATATTTCTATTTTAGTCATAGCAGTTTTATTCCTAACGTGAACTGAATATCTTTTATAGCCCTATTGAGCGCTAATTAAACTAACAAAATATTACAAAATGATGAAGTATTAAAAAAGCACCTTAAGGTGCTCTTTATTAATGACAGTGCCTAGTACCGGTCTTTGTCTCATTGTGACAACCATTTTTATCTGTCCTTCCACCATGGGAAAAAGCCGATGTAGCAAAACAGGCAACTAAAACTAGTAATATAACTTTTTTCATCTTTATTCCTTTCTTCTTATATGAGTATCAGTTATATCTTATTTTGTATATTTCAACCATCTAAAAAGTACCTTCCAGTACTTCTTAATATTCCTAATACTTTAGAAAGTCCAACTTAATCCTTGTCCCAGTTCATGCACAATAAATATCAATACACCTATCATTACTACAATTACAAAAAACTCGGCTTTGGTTGGCATGTCAAATTCTCAACTTCTACTTCATACATTATAAAGATAGTCGATAATTATTAACATTTTATTTCAAAAAAATAATTCAATGTTACAAACATTATTTTGATAGAGGAAGTTTTCTAAAGATACTTTAAAGCTTTATGACATAGGCAGATTCAATTTGCCTAAGACCTGTTGCTGACTCTCTACAGGGCTTCACCAAGATTATTCCTTCATCCTGCAGTTCCAATAAAAAATTATAAACCTCCAAAAATTCTTCAGCAGTATATTGCGCACCAATTAGCTTTTTTTCGCCAGTTTTCATATTGCCTACTTGTTTTTGAATTTTTTCGTAGTCAATCATTTTTGTGCTCTTTTATAATTTTTGAATTAATTTATATTTGTGCCAGAACATTTTCAAGCAAGAGAAAATTATTCCGAAGAACGGTGTTCTTTTAATTGAATGATTGCACTACTAAGTAAATTGTAAAAAATATAATTGCTACAGCTAAAATAATTAGTAAGAGTTCGATTTTAGTCACTGCAAGTTACTCTGCATTTTTTGGTATATATTCTATATAACTTCAAATATCAGCTCACAGCATGAAAAATAACAAATTTTAAAACTAAAAAAACCACTCCGAAGAGTGGTTTTTTTTATCTGGCTTCGAGCTCTTTATGCTTCCAAGACCGATTGCGAGTATATGAGAAGCTCATATTGTTAGATTCATAAGTTCTTTCTTGGTGATTAAGCTTTTCAATCATTTCCATAAGAGCACCGCCTCCGTGGGCTTGCTCTTTATAGAGTGCTCTCAAAACAAGTTCTGCTGGTTTTCCGATAGCTACTCGACCACTTTCCCAATTGCGAACTGTAGACTCATCGACCTTTAAAATACCTGCTAAATTTTTCTGTGAAAGATTTAATTCTTTACGCAAAAAACGGATTTCTTCACCATTAAGTTCTGGCTTTTCATTAATCAAATACAGGCCAATCGTTTTGTGAAGTTCATGAACTGATGAAATTGAGACCAACTCACCATACTCTTCATCAACTTCAATTTCAAAACCATCAACAAGCCAAACATTGCTTAAACCACACTCTTCATAGTGATACATAACTGTGCCTATTCTTTAAATGTAGTAACAACAATTGAGAAATCCCCATCTTCACGACATCTAATTACAACAGTTGTCGTAATATTTTCCCCGGCGGTTCGAACTGTAACATTCAACTTAGTATCGCCACGGGTATCTGGATAAGGCCCCTCAGTAATATCTCCATGTTCAAAGCAACAAATGATTTGCTTTAAGGAGATATGGCGCTCTTTCATTCGCTGCCTAACATGTGCGGAAAGCTTAATTTTGCTGGTATCTTTAGCTAACTCTCTAAGCTTTCGCCTAGCCTCAATCCCGGTTAAACACATACATGATACTTGCAATTAGAGTGAATGATTAACGCCATAACCGTTAATAATTAGCGGTTGAGTTCACTATAATGTACAGATGACGTCATCGTCAACAAAATGTTTACGTCGTCTTGTCAAGATTCGTTAATTATTAAAGCGTCTTCTAGCGTCTAATAGCATCGTCCAACATCCTTATAGCGTCATATTCAGTAAGATACTAACTCACGCCAATTTCTTACCCATCATTTTTTAAACTTCATCAATAATCCAATTATCCAACCTAAAGATAATGACTTGCACAGGCACAAAAAAGATGTCTTCCCATCCTGTGGAGTTCTTTGTGCCTGTATGGGGTTATTCCGCTGCTGGAATCGTCACAACATGGCCATATAAGCCTAATGCCGGATCTGCTTGCTTCGTTACATCGGATAAAGCCTGACCAGAGATTTCATACTGACCAAGTTCTTCATGAATCAGCGGGAAAGTGGTTTCTGGCGACTTCTTGGTACGCCATAAGCGTACAGCCATGTGTTTACCATTCGCGGTATTGATGCCCTTGAAGAAAAGCTCATACTCTTTTTCAAAGTCGGATGCCAGAGTGGTATTAGTCACTGCACCAGTGGTGTAAGTGGCTAAGATCGGCATGGTCAGATCTGATACATCATGGAAAACCACAGTACCAAACACTGCATCCAGTGTGTAATTCTCTGGATCAACAGTCTTAGCTGTGCCGGTGGTTGAATCCTTGAATGAAACCGTTTTCAGGTTATAACCATCCAGTTTGATTTCTTTACCGGCCACCACAGTACCCAGTGATACATCTGTCGCTGTAGTAGTTGCTACGGCGTGACTCATACCAGACAGGATATATTGAAGGTTTTCTGGATCAGTTTCTTCCAGCGTTCCCGTGAAATTCACTGACGTTGCATTGATCATGGTGAAGTCAGTAGTACGCTGACCAGATGTTGATTCTTTATGCTCAACGACATCAGCACCTATTTCCAATTCAAAGTCTGGCACGTTACCCAGGTGACGCATTGCACCAGCAACACCATTCACAAGTTCTGACAGGTAAAACTTACCTTGCAGCGAAATATATTCTTTAGCCATTACTTTTCATCCCCTGTAGTTTTCTTGGCTGGAGCAGCTTTAGGTTCAGGTAGTTCCTGAATTACACCATCTGCCAGTAATTTTTTGATTTGTGCATCACTCAGCCCACCGACCACATCGCCCTTTTGAAAGCGACCTACAGGCTGTAATGCTTTGTATTGTTTTGCCATGACTGGCTCCTAAATGAATTTTTGTGATTCAAAAATAATCGTGATGTATGCAAAGCCTGGACTATACCCATCCCGAACCGAAATCATTTCTAGTGCCGTTCGTGATGCCTGAGGCTGCCAGCCGGAAAGTAATTGAATGACCTTCTCGGTTAACAACCCAGCTTCATCACTCACCGCTCGGCCATCAGTCATCTGAGATTGAGCATTACGACATGCAACCGTGACTGCCCATTGCTGACCGATCTGATTGATACTTCCACGACCTGCACTGGCTTTCTTGTCAATGCGGACAAAATTGACATGCGCAGATGGCGTGACTTGTGACATCTCGGTGACCTTAACCGAATTCAACGGCGTGTAGATTTGCTTGAATTCTGGAATTTTTTTCAGCTTGTTTGCGATCTCATCACGTACCGCGAAGAAGGTGCTCATCTATAAAACTCCCGACAATGTCTAAAACCATGACTTCATCTTCAGCATCAATACCAAGCTGAGTCCGAGGTGGAATAATGGATTGCTTAACCTTTCGATACTGGCCACCCACTGCGAATGTAATGTATTGGCCATTCTTGGGTAGGATTGTTGTGCCGTAATGCAGATGGGGTGCATACGCAACATCTGTACCCACTTCAACACCATTTAAGAGAACATTGTGTGTGTAGGAATTCATTAAGCGGTTCGTATCACGTAGCGTTTCCCCACCTTGCAAACGAGCGCGCCATGAAATCTTCCATGGGTTCCCATCTACATCAGTACCCGTTAAGAATCGATGCTGCACACTATCCACAAGTCCAGCACCAATCTCATCAAACAGCTGGTCTTTTAATGAATCAAAGTTACCTAATTGCTTAAGTACTGCTTCAATCGGTGAGCTATCAGCTTGAATGATTATTGCAAAAGCCATAAACACCTCACTTCATACTGGGCATCATGTCTAAAATGGCATCACCAAATACACCACCGGTGTAACTTGTGCCGATGGGTGCTGTTGATGGTTTATTTACTGGCTTTTCATCAGTCACTTGGTTTTCAGTATTGAGGATATTTAGAATAGCTTTACCGTCAGCTACCCGCTTTAGAAAATCAATCTCTGCTTTATAGCGATTCTCAATTTCTTCCGTGGGTCGCTGAAAGTAAAGACGATAGCGTGCAATGTTGCACGCTACTCGTTTTAATGTGCTTGGTATACTTGGTAACGGTAGCTCATATCTAACCGCGACATAGCTATCGATTTCCTCTGCAGCATCCTGTAATGCATTTTCAACCGCGTCATTAGTTGATTGCATTGCTTCTAAATTTTCCATCTCATGTATACCAAACCGAGCCACCAAATCCTCTCGTGTTGCATACATAGATCACCTACTTGGTTTCGTCAGCAGGTTTTGAGTCTGCTTTAGGTTTTGCAGCAGGCTTCGCCTTTTCAAGTTCAGCCACCTTGGCTTTGAGCTCAGCAATTTCTTGCTCAGCTTTAGCCTTGTCGACAGTTGCTGTCTGATTAGCTTTGGTTAAGGCTTCATTGGCTGCTGTCAGCTCAGTATTGGCCTTTTCAAGCTCAGCCAAGCGTGCACCTGTGCCATCCGCTTTGGGCTCTTCTTTGGCTTTCGCCTCTTCAATAGCCCCAGATGCTAAAAGGGCCTGAAGTTGTTTAGCTTCAAGCCCTTTGATTTCATCACCTGGCATAAAATGCCCGATGGATTGTTTTGCTGTGTACTTCGGCATGTCTTGCTCCTTATAGAGTGATAAAGCCAGTACCACCAACGACACCGTTCTTATTAGACGGCACAACCAGTGGAGCAGATTCGGTCATCAGCATGATGCCGCTTGGATCTTCACAGTACCATTGACGGTCAAAGTACTGCTGAGCAACGCCGTTGGCCAGCATGTTCTTGATCTTACAGTGCGCTACCGAACCATTGGTATCAGAGATTAGTGAGAAGTAATCTTTAGGAATAAAGCGCTTCACTTGACCTTTGTTACGGTAAGTTGCGTCATATACCCAGAATTCGATTCCATCAAAGGTTCCTTTGAAGGTTGCTGATTCTTTTACACCAAAGCTTGGATTCACTGGAACAGAAATACCCGCATATGGCGTGATGAATTCTTTTTTGAATTCTTCATTGTTCCAGAGAGCCGCCCAAACCAAGCCAGACATAACAGACAGCTTAGCTTCACCACCATCAGCAGCCAATTGACGTTCAAGCATGGTGCGAATATCCGTTACTGGCTTGGCACCCGCTTCATTCCATTTGACCAACGGCGTATATGTCAAAGACGCATCACGACGGTAATCCACCAGGTTGAGCTCATAATCATCTGAGTGAAGCGTGTATTTACCATTTTTCAGTAAATCGATAGCCATCATCATGACTGAGTTATCAATCGCATCATGGTTGCGCTTCATCACTGAGATTTGAGCAATGATCATTTGCTCTTGCTCAGATAGTCGCTGGTTACCAGTTGAGATGATACCTGCAGTACGTAAACGCTCAAGCAAGGCAATTTCAAAAGTTTCTGCTGGAGTGACCTGATTCTTTGGCTTGTAGTAAGCCGGTTTAACGTGGCGTACTTCACCAGATTGAGTAGTATCAAATGGCTTACCAGGCTGTTGCGGTGATACCAGTGGTGCCAGATCATGTTCAGCTGATAATTCAGCCAGTGGCACATCATCACGCGTGAATAACGGGCGATTAGGGAAAAGCTTATCTAAAAGCCATGTGTCCATTGGACGGTAATTCGAGTGGATCAGTGCCAGCTCACCCACATCAAGAAGTTCAAGTGGAGCACCTTCAATATTAAAAGACTGTGGCATGTTGTTTACACCTTAGAAAGTTCGATTTTGTTTTTAGTTGCCTGTGCACGTGCTGCATCATATTCTTCAGCAGCAAGCAAAGTCCCATTAAGCGATACAGCTTCAATACTGAAACCCCCGCCGTAGTAGACCGGAATTTCGATTCCATCAGCGGCCTTGATTGTGGCTTCTGCAGCCGTAACGTCTTGGCCACAAATCACATCCCATGTTTTTTCATCAGTAGCGTGTGTGAGTACATTCGCATCTGAAAGTGTAAGTAAGTCACCTTTTTTATAGGCTGTAGCGGTAGTTACTTTGGCATTGGCACGTCGTAACTTTTCATTGTCTAGGACCAGCTTTTTAGACTGGACCGTAATTTTTGGAATAACCTGGCTCATGAATTATTTCCCCTTGTTTTGTTCTGCGAATGCTTGTGCACCAGAAGTGAATTTGTGAGTGTCGGTATTATTCGACTGGCCACCTTGCCCCGGATTAGCTTGATGGCTAAACAGGTGAGCAAATGCCGGATTTACACTTGGTGTTTGTTGTGTTTGTGGTGTAGCTGGTGGTTGCTGGCTACCTGCAGAAAATTGACGAAGTTGCTTAGCTGAGAATGCAAATGCACCATCATCAAGCTTTTTCATTTCTTCAATATCTTCAGCGCTGAATTCTTTGCCCAGGTCTTTACCTAATGCAGTGATTTCAGCTTCACGTTTTGCTGCTGCGAATTGTTTGTTTTGTTCAGTCAGAGTATTCACCTGACCTTCCAATTCGGTAATTTTGGCCTGAGCCTTTTCTAATTCGGTCACGTCTGTGTCCTCTGGTTGATTAAATTGTTTTGGAGAGTGACTTGCTGCCACTGCGTTTGTATTGTCATCCGCACCCAAAGCACAGAAAGACACCTCACGAATACGACCACCACGGAAAACCGTGATAGGCCCTTGATGCACTTTTCCATTTACAGTGACTGATGCACCCGCTTGGATTTCTTCGACTGCAGAGGGTTCAATTCGCACTGACATCTGCCATGGAAAGCCATCGTCAGAGTCCTGAGCAACCTGAGTACCAAATTCATTACTCATTAGATCGCCTGAAACTGTTAGGCCGTTCTGGTGATCAATGCTGTGGCTATTGATGGCTCCAGCACGTTGCCGGGTTGAGTGATCCAGTAACGCAGGGATTCGGCCTTTAATTTGCATAGAATCAAGATCAAAGATGATTCGATCCCAATACCAATGATCGGTAATAACTTCACCACTGTATGCAACACCGGAGAAAGTCCGCTTCTTCTTGCCATCTTCAGCTTGATCGACATTTAAGTTACCGACCTGGAAGCAATACTGATTCGGCTTATGTTCCTCTTCTTTTGGCATTTCTCATGCTCCATAAAAAAACCGCCCTTTCGGACGGCGTAAAATAGCTACAAATAAACCCACCGAGGTGGGTAAATAGTTCAAGTATTCTTTATAGGTATCAGCTTAAGTTTCCATTCACTATCAAACCTCTTATTTAGAAAGTTTGTTATCTGGTTCTCACGATCTTTGAACTCATATGGAGTTAAGACTATTGCATTCCTTCCGCTAGATACCCCATACCTTGTAAATCCCGTAAGCGCTCTCCTTGTAGAAGTATTATTTGACAAAAGAACCCTTGCCTTTCCTTCTCTTATTAAACGCTTTCGGCCTCTTATTTTAGGGCACTTATCTGCAGGTATTTCGATCTCAATTGCAAAACAAACCATATCCCAACCAAGTGACTAAGCTGTACAGATTTTATAAGTCTACTTTGCCCCTAATCCAATATTTAAATATTCCATTCGTTGTATAAAAAATGTAGCTTAAACATTGTCCTATAGCAGATTAGTTAATTAAAAGATTAATTAACTAGTGGTCTGATCGTATAAACCATCTGCCCTTCAACCGCTTCAATCGAAACAACCTCAAATGACAATCCCATCGGCATCAGAACACCATTCCCAGCATTCAACATATCCAGATCGATACCCAGACCTTTCGCATTTTCAATCTTGATCACGATATCACCTGCACTTTCAACCATAAGTAACGGCGCATTCAATTGGACTGTTTGCCCAACCTGATAAGCCGCTACTTGATTAAGTGTCGAAGCACCCACCACGGTTGAAGCCGTATTACTTGCTACAGCTTGAATCGCTGCCATATCGATACTCAGCCAGCGCTTAAGTACATCATCAGCCAGAGAGCTTGTGGCAGAGTTTAAATAGCTGGTCAGCGCTGAATCATTCCCCTGTACATAATCAAGGAAAGTCCGAATCGCACTGGGTCGAATGCTTGGATCAAGTGGAATTACCGTATTGGCTACCGTGTCAAACAGGTCCCGAGTCTTATCATCCATTGAAGCAAACAGACTGGTGAGCTTTTTGCTCGCCGTCCATTCAGCCTTGATTACCTCTTTCTGCTCGAGTAGATATTCTTTATCCAGACTTGAGGCACTGATCTTTTTATCAACCAGTGATTCAAGTTCACCAAACTGCAATGGATGCGAACTCCAGTCCAAAGCCTCAGCTACTTCTGGCAACTGATCATCTGGCGTAATGCCGTATTTCAGTGCCTGCTTCTCAGTCAGAGCAACTACAGTACAGCGACAACGAAAGCCCAACGGCGGGTAATGTGTCAGCCAGAATGGATGATCAATCGGCAATACGATCCGGTTCAAAGCCAAATGACTAGGACGCACCCGACTATCATCGATAGCTGAGTACATTAGATAAGGACGGCGTTTCTTGTTCCGTTGCTGCTGGATCCATCGACCATGACCGTAAGCACTTTGGATGTTCGTACGAAATACATTGTCCAGGTAGTGCTTTGGCAGAATAATTTCAGATTCTTCAATCAGCTTCTGAAAATCTTTGAAAGTACCGCCGTCGGCAATGGATTTATTCACAGCCTTAATGACTGTCTCAATCTGCTCAAGACTCGATAGAAAGCTAACCGTGGTTGCCATCTGCCGGGTCTTGAGGTCCATTGAATAAAACTCATCAGGCAGTACAATCTTTTTACTGTGAGCGTACTGAAGCGCTTCAAGGAATGTGACTGGTTGCATAGCTTACTTCCCATTTTGAGCTGTCACATACCCCAACACATCTGCAGCATACAAAGCCTGATCCAGATTAGCTGTGAACTGTGTCTGAGTTGCACCAGGTATTAACTGCATTAGGTTATAAGCTAGACTTTCAGGGCTATCAGACTTGAATATCAATTCCTTGACCTGATCTGGTTTCAGTAGCTGCAATTCATCCTGACCATCAGTCAGTTCTTCAACTTCCTGCTGTTCTGGTGAGAGCTTGTTGGCTGTTGCCTTAAAGTTGAATGCCTGGCGAGGTAATGCAGTGAATTGATTGAAACCAGTTTGGACTTGATCAACCAGATCTTCTTCTTGCAGCCCATACTCACGAATGAAGTAATCTTTAGAAAGATTGGCACCTGCATTTTTTAAGTGTACGTCTCGCTCTGCCTGGTCCTTATTCAGTGGTTTTGGCTTTTCACCCAACATAACTGTATATTTAGACCACCCATTCAAGACACATAATGAGTCGACTACAGCTTGCAGGGTTGGAGTCACCAATCGAATATCTGACTTCAACTTGTCCAATCTTACATTTTCATGCACTTGGCCAAGGCTATAACTTCCCTTTCCATCTGTTCCACTGGTAAGCGTCTGCCCTAATACAACCTTTTGGATCTGGCGAATCAGTTGGTTATTGAATGATTCAAACGCAGCACCAGCAGTACCACTTGTCCCTGATGTAGACAAAATCTGAACATCATCATCTGCATCAATCGATAAGACGCTCTGTGCATGTGCATTTAACAATGCTCTGCTCATGTCCTCGGTTTCAGTATCTTTACATTTACCCAGTAAGATCGGCGTCCCAAAACGCTCCAGAAATTTAGCCCAGAACTTGAATCCATTCTGTTTAAAGAAGAACAACCAATACAGGGTAGCCAATAGCGCTTTGCCATAGGGCTGTTCATATGTAGCCTTACGGCGTGTTAAAAAGAATTTGAATACCTGATCCACTTCATGCTCGGTACCAATGCCTTCTGGTCGGTAAATTAAGCGGCCATCATTTTTAGGTTCAAACCACTGCATAGGTTTTTCACCGATCCACTGAATACCCAAATAGCCTTCTGGTTTTAACTCATAGACAGCTTCTTGTACTGAATAACCAAAGAACAGTGCACTCATGGCACCAGTAGCAATTTCATGAAACCATTCTTTCAATATCAGATTAAGCTTTTGTGCTTCATCAGTATCATTGGGTTCAACACGCAACGGCGTAGCTAGCAATGCATCAATTCGCGTTTCCACTACTTGAGCAATCTCATCATCATCAAGCAGTACACGTAATCTATGACGTGTAATGCCTGCTTTGCGTAGTACTTCATCCGTATCAGGCTGTTTGCCAAAGTTCACCAGAAACTGAGTGACCGCTTCTTGAGTGTATAAATTGCCATAAGACAAAGCCTTCTTTGACGCTTTGTCCTTTTTAGACTTTGCCATGTAAACACCTTAATAAGTTCGAGATCCTGCACCTGCAGGTTTTTTCCGTTTTCGCTCTCGGATATCGCTAAAGCAAATCATGATGCTGTCTGCTCGGTTTGGAGATAAAGCTCCATCCGGTTGCTTATTGACTAGGATTTTGCCTGCACCATTTTTTGTATAAGTGGGTTGCGATAACTCTCGCTTGAGCTGTTCAAGCTCCTGCTTGTTTATGTCTTTGGTAGAGAGCGAAATAAGATTGTCTGGGTCATATTGCATACCTTGTAAGGCTCGATAAGTATTCTGGAATCTTATGCGTAATGACCACCACATCTGAGCCTTAAGATTGGCAAAGAAGTCTACATTTTTACGCGCCTCAACCATTTCCTGCTCCGGGTTGTGCACCGCACCTGAGCCTCGGAATGGATTTGCTTCGATCTCCGGAATACCTTTGGATCTATTCTGCTCATTAATGACTCGGGCATCACCACGTACACCAGCACCAAGGCCGTCAGCATCGTAAAAAAACGAGTTCAAGCGTAGATCCAGACAAGCATCAATGGCTTTTTGAGTCGTTCCAAAGATGTCATCACCAATACCAGACCAAGTATCTAAATACTGCAATACGATGCCATGACGTGCAGCAAAAGAGTTCTTATCCTTACCTTCATCCGCCACATCAAGCGCGCCCATCCGTTCGCCTGACGGCTGAATATCTAATTCAAGATGAGCATCGACCGCAGCTTGTACCCATGCTGATGGAATCAACACACCTTCTACCGAGGCGGCATAGTCAATATCAACCTCTTGAGCTAAAACGATGTCATCAAGGGTGGCCAATTGTTTTTCATACCAGGGATAAATTAATTTGCCATTAAATTCGACCTGCCAATTCTTATCTGGGTTATCACGCCATGCCATTGTAAAAACGGCGTAACGCCCACTAAAACGATCTTGGTGAAACTTGTCACCAATCCCGTTTGGAGTAGACCCCTTGATGTGTACGTTAGTATTTTGAGAAATTGCAGCATCAACTGCTTCTTGACGCTCTACGAATGCCCATTCATCCAGAAAGTACATTGTGGTACGACCACCTCGGCCAATGTTATCACCCGCTTCACCGGTAACAGTTGCACCGTTGTCCGGGTTGATGATTCGCATGTAGTTGTCATGCACTTTCTCAACAAAGCCTTTAGGCTTCATCCAGTCAGGCAGCTTGGAAAACATATCCCTGAATTTGTGCAGCAAGGTTTTCGGATCACCTTTCTTATCAACCAGATCTTCTTTACGGCTACCGACGCCACCTGCAAAGCCTTCAACAAATAGCCATCGGTGCAGATAAAAACCAAGTACAACGTAACTCATACCCTCATCACGACTTTTTTCAATTAAGCCGTGTGTCTGGGTGCTTTCACGCTCTAATAGCCAATCAACAAGCTCAACCTGACCAGGACGCAAAACAAAAGGAATATTCGCCGGCAGTCCAAAAGGCATGCCCCGCGGATCATAAGTCCATACCCAGTGATTAAACCAATGAGCCGGATCATTCTTACATTTGTAGATTTCAGCCTCTCGACTTAGTTCATTCTGCTCTATCAGCATCCGGTAGTAATAGCGCCGTTTCATTTCTTCAATGATTTCAGGCAGACGTGTATTGATTGTCCACTCTTTAATTAGTGGCGCTATATCTTCGATTGCATAAGTCATAACTTGCCATTGATTGCTAAACGCGAAAGCTCTTGCGCGGATAGTCCGTTAAGCTCATCTGGTGTGAATTGATGCGTTGATTTGGTTTCTTGCTGAATAGGTCCACCGTCTGGACCGGTGATTTCCTGCTTTGTCACACGGCCATCTGTTTCTTGAAAGGCTTGCTTCAGTAGATTCTGCTTGGCGCGTTTGTTTTTTCCAGAATCCTCATACATCTTCTGAAGCTCACGTAAACGAAACGCCTTGTTAGCAATCGCAATATCATCAATATTTTCACGAAACTCTTTGCGAGTTTGCTCAAATAAATCCTTTAATTTTTTACTGAGATTACGACCTGCATATTTTGTCGGGTCATAACTGTGACATTGTTTTCGATCAATCTTGATCTTATATATTTCTTCTACCGCGTCTGCTACTTGTTGAGGGGTTTCAAAGCAAGCAAGAGACTGAACTATAAACATTTTTACAGGCTCTTTTAATGCTGCCATAAACACCTCTTTGTCGTTCTACGTCGTACAAGATAGGCAAAAAATTTAACCAATCACACAGTTCCCACAACACGCAGCAATACTTGTTTCAGATACAAACGGCGCATTCTTGGCAATTTCAACGAGACGTTTCACTGAATCATCAGCTCCCCATCGTTTAGTCTCACCAAAGAACACTTCCACGTCATGGCCAGCCAAGTAATGCTTAGGCAGCCCAGTCATATCGCTATAAATGATTTCGCCATCTTCATCACGCTCTACACCGATGTGATAAAGCTCATGCTCAATCAACCGGCAGAAGTCTCGATCTGAAGCCTGTTCACAGAATGCTGCATCAACCGTAATCAGGTATTGAGGCACAAAGCCGAACCAATCCCGCATCTGCTGTTCCTGGCGTGCTTTCTTCCAGCCACCCTGGTTAAACATGACCTTTTCACATTGCCCCAGCACCATACGTTTTTTCGCTACGGCGGCAGATGAAGCCCATGCGAATGCAAGGAACTCTTCATTGTCATGGAGTAGTTCAGCAATATGATCATGATCGGGGTTATGTAGTTCACCACCGAGAGTAAGCCAGTTATTCACGACCCACTCTTTAAGCTCTGGTGCTGGTGCCAAGCGAATGGCTTCCTCTTGCTCAGCCTGATCAATCAGATCCGTCGGTGGGAATGGTCTGAACTGTTCCATAAGATGCCTTTAAATTTCTCAGCCATGCCGTTGCACGGCCCATATTGATGTCATTAACTTCAAAGCGGTGATATCGATAACCCATTTCTTCAGCATGGTCATAGCGATCCATACTCCAGGCTTTTGTGGCTAATTTACCTTTTCGACCACCAGACCAAGGCCCACCAGCAATTTCAATTAATGTGAGATAGCCAACCAGGTGCAAATCGAAACGCCAGTGCCTCGTACTTTTAAAGTGAAAATATTCTTCGTATTTGATTTCCATCCGATCCAAGATTTCTTTTAATCGATCGAATGCTTCTAAGTATTTTTCACTAGCTTTGGGTAGGGGTCTGTTACGAGGTTTATTTTTGATTTGGCCTTTATTGGTTAAGCCTTTATAAAGTTTTGGATCCATAGATCTGCACCAAATAAAAAACCTCCCGAAGGAGGTCTTTATCATCTTAAGCATTATGCAAAGTAATTTTCTAAGCCAATTCGTCTTAAGAAGCTCTCTTGGCTATCACGGTGCGGGAAATTGAATCGTTCATAATCATCTTGTGAAAAATAAACTTGTACAAATTTTCCATCCGGATCCACAAAAATTTTTGTGATTTTATCTGTGTTTAAAACATAATCATCAATTTTAATAAGCATTGTTATTACCTAAATATTCTTAATTTTCGAACAACGAGAATATTCAAGTATTTAAATTACGTCAATTCATATACTTCCCTAAATCAAAGCCTCACGCATAGAGCGCTACACGCAAGTTCTTAATTCGCTCTTTCAGCTTAATCATGATGCCGTCAATTGCATGCAGCTCATTAAGCGTCAATCCAGATCGACTGAGGTTCTGATACTTAGACAGCTCAGCACTGCAAAATTCTAAGTCTTGTTTAGCTTGTACTTTGTCTGTCATGGGTACCCCACAATAAAAAACCCAGCACTCAGGCTGGGTCCGTCATATTGTTTATTTTACTGATGCAATGCCATTTCCGCGCTTTTGGCTAAAAATGCCGAACGGCTTAAATGTTGTTTTTTAGCCATAGCATCAATACGTTTCACTAAAGCTTCTGGCATGCTGATATTAATACGAACAGACTTGGTATTTACCTTTGCTGTATCAATATCAACTAACAACCAAAAACCACCTTCAAATCTCTCATCACTTAACCATTGTTCCGGGCTTGACGGTGTAGGTAACGGAATATCTTCACCATCAAAGTGAACTTCAACCGCTTCCTGCGCCATGCGCTGGATGTCTTGCATTTCATCAGCAGCACTGAAACACCCTTCAAAGTCAGGGAAAGTTAAACCGTATGCAGTATCTTCATCTTTATGAACATATACTGGATATAACATTTTTACCTCCATTCCCAACCAGCCTGTTTATATATATTGCGTAGAGTTCCTATCGGCATATCTTTACGTGGATGTGGCACCACAACATGCCCGGACTTTTCAGGATGCTTGTACTTTTCATGGTCGCCCTTACCGCCAACCTTATACCAGCCTTCCTGCTCTAGACGCTTAATAATATCTTTGCTGTTCATTGTGTAACTATACACACTTTTGGGTGGTTTCATGATAAAAAGTCTCTAAATAACTATTTCGTATTTAGTTCATGATGACTACTAAAGCACTAACTCTCAATAGCAATATTTTACTATGTTATTGTTTTATAATAATATATTAACATTAAAAAAAATAAAATTAATGAATAACAAATACTAAGCTAGGCGTTCATTTAATGTAACAAAATATTTTAATAAAAAGAAAAACCCCTCAACATCTAGAATGCGAGGGGCTTTGATTGCCGTAATACGTCCGGCGAATTATTTAACTTTTACAAGAACTACAAATACTTTAATTTTTCCAGAATAAATGTTAATTAATCTTCATGCCATACGGCATAAATTTCACTATAAAAAGGATATAAAAATGAGTAAATATAGAGTCGCCCATCTTAGAGAACAGGGGCAAAACATGATTATCATCCCACTGGATGGAAGCTTTGAACACAAAACTAGCAGTCAACAATCAGAAATTATAGATTCGTTGCAACTGTGCGCATCAAGTGCAGGACTAGCAGGAACAGTGGTTCCTGTATGGCAATATGGTAGACAAACACGATTTATCGCACCAAGACCATGGCATCCATTCTTTAAATCATTAAGCTGGAATGATGTGATTAGAAACCTAAATAAAGAGCTTACTTGTGGTTAAGTAAATCTTGAACATGTAGGAGCGCAATTTGCAGCTGGGCTTCTACTTGTTTTTGCATGTCAATATTTAGTGGAGTGATTCCACCTTTTTTACCTTCTTTATCAAAATGAGAATATTGCAGCTCATCATCAATTTCCACAATTACGCGAACATTTTTTTCATCACAATAACCTCGCTTAGCTATTCAATCTCTTTCAAACAATCACGACACACCTTGATTTCTTCATCATCAATTGTGTAGTCAACCTTAGTCGCACCGTGGAAGCCGAATAAACACATCAGTAATCTAAGCATAATTTTACTCCTGGACAATCAAGCAATCATGTCGCAAGAAATGTCAGTTATTTTTACTTATAAAACATAAATTTATAATATTCATTGCTGAAATAATGTCATTAACTTTGTCGAACTAAGCAAGATTCCTTCCTAGTTAATCAAGCATTTTAATTTGGTATGATTACACTAATATTTCTCAGGGCATTAAAAAAGCCCACCATTTGGCGAGCTTTCCTTGATGCTTAAACCTATTTTTGACATTTCACGTTAAACTGGTATTCGTCTTGAGTGACCTTAATTTTAATATTTTTATATTTTCGTTTGTTTGGATCCATTGCCGAGCCAGCCACTTCCTCAAAAAAGCTACGATCATTCATTAGCTCGCCATACGCTTTATAGCCTAATAAAATCTTTTCAGGCTTTTTTCCTTCAGCCACTAATTTACCGAGAGTATCTTCTAGTTTTTTAACAGTTAAAATCGCCATTTCAATTAGAGCTCAAAAACAAAAAGACATTAGACTTCCTTCATAAATCATTTTTCAACCAATTTAATTGTTTATCTTTCACCCAATCTAAATTGTATATGCCAG